TAAATCCATATGATGTCGGATTCGTTCAATTTCTGCCTGTATTGTTTTAAAATCATCCATTGCCTTTGTTTTTTAAATATTCGAAAACAATGTCTTTTCCACCTTGCGCAATCATATATGTTGATGCAATCATTACAAAATCACTGGATGTCAATTTGCCACTAAATAAACCACAACAGGCAATCACAAAAACTAATAATTTCCTACTGATGAATTTGCTTTGCAAACTATCTAAAAATTCCTTCTTACTCATTTGAATCTATAAATAAATCATCCAATTGTTTGTCAGTAATTCCAAATTGATTTGCCATCAAAATCAAATGCTGATCATTTCGGTCAAATTCTTGGCTTAAATCAAACTTAATCAAAACAACTTCCTTCAATGTTGGATCAGAAATTTTGTTGATTTCATCATACACCATTGTGCGTGTAATGCCTATATTTAACAAAGACAAAAAGAAACGCATTTTTGATGCGGTTTGCGGTATTGATTCATTGTATATTTCCTGCAATTCAATGTCTGAAAATAAATCAGTACTTTCAACCGTTCCATCATTTTTCAAGAAATTCAAATATCCTTCATACAATGGATCATTTTCCACCATTGGAATCAATGTTCGGTTTGCATCAATTATATTTCCACGTTTTGTTAAATAGTATTCCATCCTAAATTGTAGTTTTTAAACATTGTTCCGTAATCAAAAAACCTTACTGATCCCGTTGTTGCGTTATTGGTTGCGTAAATAATAGGCGAGTGACTTAATGAATTGTTATAATTTGTACTTATAACTTGCGTTGTACTAATTCGGTTGCCACTTGTATCAATTCGTGTCAATTTCAAAGTAATGTTTGCGGTTGAAAATTCTTTGAATATTTCCAAATCGTAAAAATATGCAGTCACATTGTTTGCTGGATAATTTGCGCCCAAATCAACCGTTGTTGCCGTTCCTGTTGCATCATTCCAAAAGAAATGCAAATTGTTTGATGTTGACAATTTACAAACCCCGATTGTATTTATTAAAGTGTCAGGTTCAACGTTTGTCGGTGCGGCTAATTGAAAAGCATTTGACAAACCACAAACAAACCTTGTTCCGCTAATATTTGAATCAATAAAAAATCTGCGTTTCCAATAAAATTTAAGCGAACTAGTCAATAAAAATGACCCCCCTGTTGTACCACGCTGAAAAGCAAAGTTACCTGCAGTTGTTATTGATGCGTATAACATTCGCGATGGACCATTTGCAAAATCAGCACTAACACCCGATTGAATTACATTCGTTGTTGTTCTTATTGATGAATAATTTGTTGTTCCAACAATTGGTGTTAAATATCCAAAATTTTGCTCAAATGCTAACTGATTAAAATATCCTAAATCACCACCGCCTAAAATATTAACACCTTCAATTGTTTTGATATTTGTGCCACTTACCAATGCATCTTGTTTGCCGTTCCACGTGGTTTTTTCTGCGCTTGTGACAAATTTATTTGTGGTTGATGAATCGCTTATGTCATCAGCATCCAAAACAACAACACCAGTTTGACCATTTACACTTTCAACTGCAACAGGCACATTTGCATCAACCCATTCTTGTGTTGCCAATGTTCCATTTCCATCAGGATAATCAACAATTCGGTTGCCTGTTATGGTTGCAGGAAATCGCACCGAAATTGCAAAATTTGAATCCGTGTCCTGATGTTGTGAAATGATGAATCCATCAGTCAAACTTTGATTTGTTGTGATGCACGGATCACCGCCATTCACTTCATCAATTGTCAAATTTCCTGTTTCAATTGCATTGGTTGTTGTTGCACCATTATCGGTGACTTGTTGCAAATCCATTGAAATGCCATTTGCATCAATATATGGTGTATAATTCAATTCAACTAATCGATTCAATAATTCATTGATTGTGCCAAATGTTTCTTCAACTGATCCATCCGTTTCATCAATTACAATTATATCAGCAATCCCAACCGATTGTTGTGGAAAATAAGATCCGTTTAATGCTCTTAATATAAATGTTTGCAATGAAATGTCCGCAACCACACCAAATGATGACAAATGAATAATCTGACCATTTAATTCGTGTTGCCAAACGGCAGGTGTCTTTTTTATAATTTTAAACATATTCAACCACGCTTAAAAATCGGTTACTAATTGTACAATTCACATTTGGATTCAACGTGATAATTGCAGGAAATCCATCAAAACCATCACCAATTGGAACAACCCAACTGCCACTTATATGTTGTGATGCACCTGTTGATTTTACAAAATATACCGAATTACCACGATATATCACACCATCAACAGTCAAATGCACATCAATATGATGGTTTGATCCACTTGGAATCAATAAATCAAATGCATAATCAACCGAAATCACACGGTTTAATTTTCTCGGTGTGATTTCACCTGTTGCACTCAAAATGATGTCCGTTCCACGTTGTGACAAAACACCCGCAAAACCAAATGAATTTTCAGTTGATGCAGTCAAATTTTGTGTGTTCGTTGTGTCAACACGCATGTTCCAAATCATTTCCGTTTCCGGAAATGTATAAATTGAAGGCAATGTTTGATTGTTGTTCATTGCTTCCATTTTGAAACCATCAAAATAAAATGTTTCGCCAACTGAATCAGATTGTATTTTAAAATTAAATGAAATCGGATCACTATTTAACACATTCACAATTTGGTAAAATGTATTCCATTGATTTGGAATGAATCCATTTTCAGCAGTCATTTCACACACAATTTCGTGTTCAACACCATTGATGAATGCCGATGCAACAAATGTTCCTTCAACACCTGCATTTTCCGTGCGCAATCTGAACGAAATTAAATGTTGGTTGAAATTATTTGCAACAACATCCAAACGTGTATCACCAACATTGAAAACGCATTGTCCTGTTCCTGAAATCAACATTGAGCAAACAAAATTGCCATCATAAGCCACTTGACCAACTTCAATATTTTCAACAATTGCATTTGTGCCACCGCTTACAATGTTCCAAACAAATGGTTGTTCAAAATTTGCAAAATCAGGCAAAATGTTTTGGTTGTAAATTCCTGCTTCTTTTTGAATTAAAATGCCATCCATCGCTTAATCGTTTGTGAAATAAATTCCGTTAAAATAAAAATATTGTCCAACTGGGATTGAAGAATATGCAATCAATTTATCTGAAAATGCCAATTGAATTGCATCATTTGTTGTTGGTGAAATTGCCACAAATGATGACAAAATTTCTTTTGCTTCCAATTCAGCAATGTCAATTGTGCATATTTGTGAAAATCCAGTTGTTGGTGTTGTTCCTGCGTTAAAAACCCAACCTTGAACGAAAACTTTGTTCCCTGATCTGCTCAACACCAAATTGTAATTCACATTTGCTAACAAAGGTGTTGTTGCATCCAATGGTGTTAATGATGTGCTTTGTTTGGTGTCATCATAAATTGTCGACCATAAATTTGTTACAACTTCCAAAAACGCATTTCGTGTTTTTAGTTGTGTTATCAATGCCGTAATAAAGCCATTGATGTTTGCTATTATTGTGCTTTTATTCATTTCTTTATATTAAAAAATCATTATTAAAATCATCTGAATCAAATTCAGCACCCGAAATTGAAAATGTAAATTCGTTGTTTTTGTAGCCATCAAAATAAATTACTCCACTATGGATTGCATCACTGCCAATTAATAATCGATACAACCCAACTTCATACGGATCATTAAATGACAAAAATGGCATTACAACCGAATTGTCCAATCCTTGCTCAATATCAGCCGTGTCAATCAATGTGTTATTTTGATAAATGTATGCTTTTTTGTTTGGCTCAACACTTACATTTTTATTGAAAACCATTTCCGTGATTGGTGTTGGCAAATTATTGTTTGAATAAATGCCACCATTTTCAATTGTATATGATACAACTTGCAATGGCTGAAATATTTGAAAACTCCAAATGAAAATATCGCCTTGTTTGTTTGTGGTAAAATTTCCTGTAAAATAGTTTGAATCACCTTTGCGTTCATCAACTTGAAATTCGGACACTGTTACACGTTCACCATTGAAAAAAATGATTTCATGCGCAAACAACACATTCAAACGATCATTCACAAAATTGTCAACATATTCAATCAAATTTTTGCGCAAAAATGTTGTTGAATTTCGGTAATTGATTTGATAACCATTCGATGTTGTATATTGTTTGAATTCCATTTTGTTAACTGGTGTATGCTCATAACAAAATGACAAACGAATGGATTGAATAATTTGTGCGGTTGCGTAATCAATGTTATAAATTGATCCGTTGTTTGTGTAATCAAATCGGCTGGTTTTATTTGCATCCATTGATGTCACCAAAAATGGATTTGAATATAATGTTGCACCGTTGCCCAAATCGGTCAATTTCAAATGCAATGGCAATGAATAGAAATCTTCACCAATCATTCCAAATTCAAATTTGATTTGGTCATCACCATTTTGATCGGTAAATGAATCGTAATAAAATAAGCCATCCAAATCTTTGATGACATTTCCGCAATTATCTACTAATTCGGCAATCAAACTTCCTAATAAAGAAACACCCCCTTTTATTGATGTGATTTGTGTGAACGTTTCATTCGGTAATTGTTGAATTAACCCTGAATAAATAAGTGATGCAACAGGCGAATTTTCATTTCTTTTCGCTTGTTCAAAATCAGTTAAAAATCGTATAAATGAATAGTCCATCACAATGTTAATAATGCATTTTGCAAAGTTGTTGCCGAATTGTAGAAAATTCCGTTCAAAGATACAAAATTATATTTATAAAATTTTGTGATTGGTGTATTTTTGTGATCATAAAACTGCGCCCAATCATTTTTAAAAATCCACCAATTTTCAGCATTGACATTGTATGCAACACCATTAACGGTTAACACACCATTTTCATAAACCAATGTCAAAAATTGCGGATTGTATTTCAATTCCAATGTCAATGATAATTCTTTACTTTTGAATAAATAATCTAACTTTTGAATGTAACCCAAAACAACATTGCCGGTATTGTCATAAACACGCACAAATCCTTTTGTGTTTTCGTATGTTTGCAACAAATCTTTGATTTCATCAAATTCGGCTACAACCGACAATTGAATCATTTTCGCATCCAAAATTGGATCAGCCAAATCAATATAATTTACATCAGCATTTTCAATGAATAATGGTTTGCCATTTTCTTGTGATTTGAATGCGCCATTGTTTTTGAAATATGCATTTTTGAAAATCGTTGGTGCAAACAACATCATTGTTTTGATGTATTTTGACCAATAATTGAAAATGTTTCTTTTGATTGAATATCTTACATTTGGCAAAAATCGATTATCAGTTGATGCAAAATTTTGATCCGTTCTTGTTTGGAATGGCACATTTGAATAAAAATATTTCACTTGGATAAATGCATCACCATTGAATGTTGGTGTAAATCCAACAGGTGTCAATGTAATTACACTTGCAGTCAAATCAGCAATTGTGTAATTACCTACATTCACACCGCTGGTGATTTGAAATGATTGACCAATTGCCAAACCTAATGTTGTCCACGAAAATACAACATCATTTGTTTCACCTTCTGAATCTCTATTCAATATTTCCAATGTGTTGTTGACTAATCGCATCATCAAATAAGCACCAAATGATCCAAATGAATTTGGCGGTAATGCAATGAAATCTTCAATCATTACATCATCATCATTTTCGGTTGCGGTTGTTGGCTCTGCAATTTCCTGATTGATAATGTCCTGAATAAAAAATCCATCACGCACAAAATTGCAATTTACTTCTTTTTTGTTTTCCACATTTTTATTTGGCACAATCCATTCGGATTCCGTGTGTATGCCTTCAACTGTTCCTTGAATCAAACGATCATTTGCAAATTTTGTGTAATCAAATTTGAAATTGTTGACCATAAATCTCGGATTGAATGATTCGGTTGATTCTTTGTCAGGCAAAACCAAAAATGATCCAATTTCATTATTTTGGTAAAATTCAGCAAAATTGCGCAATTTTATTCCTTCCGTGCTTATTTCAAAATCCTGATTGACTTCCATTGTGGATTCCATCACGTTTTTGAACGTGCTATAAAAATGATCCGTTCTTTGACTGATCATCCTTCTATTGAAAACGGCTTGGTTGTAATGCTCACCACCAACATCAAAATTCGTTGCATCAACAGGCACATCCTTAATTGTTTTGACTGATTGTTTAATCAAATCAATATACCGTGTTGCCTTAATAACTGCATCAATTCCAACTTGTGTTGCCGTTATTTTAAAATCACATTTGGTGAAAACAAATCGACCACGGTTTGGATTTTGTAAATTGGTTGTGTCCCAAGACAATGCCCAAAACACCGATAAATAATGTCCACGTGGAATATTTGGAATTGTAAAATCAATATTGTTTGGTAATTGTTGAATGTAATTTGATCCACCACTTGCGGATTGAAAAAACACCTGATTGATTAATCCTGTTGCCTGTCCATTACTTGTATTATTATTGTTGATTGTTCCTTGTGATGAATCAAATGTGCCTGAATAAACAACATAATACAATGACATCCACATTCGGCTTTGCGCATCGGGATTTGTCACACGGTAATCAATGGCAGAATCTAAATCAACATTTATTGAAACATTTACCAAATCATTTTTTGCTTTCAATAATCTAATGTTATTGACCGCAAATGTTGTTCCACCAACATCAGGATCTAACCAACCCAATGTATTATCAATTCCGAATTCCTGTGAAACCTGTGAATAATTTACGTGATTACTCGCACCTGCCAATTGCACAATTGATTTCGGTTGTTTGAATAAACTTTGGCGAATTACAGGTGTATTTCTGCGTAAATAATTGAATGTACTGATTGGCGCAATTGTGTTTCCATTAATGTCTTTATCAGCAAATGCATTGAATTTTGTGTCAATTTGCCGTTGGAAATCCATCACATTGTTTTGCTGAATCAATCTAAATTTAAAATAAGAATATCCATCCGTGATTCCTTCCGTTGTAAAATCTAATTTTCCAACCGCAAATTCACTTCCACGCAATGAAATGATGTAATCAATGTCCGATTCAAAACCAAATGCATCGTAAATGTTTTTGATCCATTGAAAACCGTAATCCATAAAGCCAAACGTGTCACCATATTGATTGACAATTCTTGGCGCATCTAATTTTTTACCAAATGCATCAGGAAATTCAATTGTGTCAATTGCACCGTATTCAATTGTACGTGCATATCGATTCTCAATTTGTTCCTTCACAAATGATGCACCATCAAATCCAACTGGCTCACAAATTTCATATAATGCCGTTTGATTAAGTGAATTAAACCTTAAATAATGCTTAAATTCGTTATTGTCGATTGGATTGCTCATTTTATACTTTTCTGCCTTTGCCTGTTATTCTTAAATTTTGGATTTCTTTTGTGGAATGTCCATTTCGCACATAAGCATTCAAACCACGTTTGTCAATGTTCAATGATACTGGATCAATGCTTCCAACTGCATTTACAATGCGATCAACTTGTGAATCCAATATCACATTGTTCACTTCAACTTTTGGTTGCGCAATTCCGTTTTGCATCAATAAACCATTCAAAGCATTGTCAAACATCAATGCCGATTTTTGTGCATTGTATACTTTATCTCCTTTGTTCAAATATGTCAATGATGCACCTTTGTCACTTCCAGTTGATTTGATTCGACCATTTTTGTCGGTGATAATTTCACGACCTTTTTCCTGTGTCCATGCCCAACCCTGTTGCGCATTGTCCGTTCCTGTCCAATATTCAGGTATTTGCTGACTTGCAACAACACCCAATTGAATAGCACCCATTGCGGCAATTATTGCAGTCCAAGGCATACCACCAGTTGCAGGTGATTTGGCAATTGCGCCAACAATCGCTTGTGCGGTGTCAATTGCAATGTTAAACATCGCTTCCTGTTGTTTTGCTTTGAATTCCCTTCTTTTGATTTGGCTTTGCCGTTCTTGAAATTGCCGTTCAATTTCTTCTCGACCTGCGGTTGATTCACCAGCAAATGCCAATGCAATTTCTTTTTCCTTTGCCAAATTATCATATTCGTTTTTGAATCGTTGTTGGCTTAATTGCGAAATGAAATTGAATGTTTCTTGGCCGATTTCTGCAATGGCTTGGAATGTCACCGCCCAATTATCGCCAAATCCTTCAATTTCATCATTTAATACTTTGAATAATGTTGGAAAACCTGATTTGCTGAAAAAATCACTTGAAAAACTGACTGCATAATCTTCAATTGTTTTTTTCAGTTTTTCTAATTCTTCTTTTTGTTTCTTTGTCGCTTCGGCTTGTTCTTCAAAATCCTTAATCGCTTGTTGTGTTGATTCGTGCAACAATTTGTTTCCATCAATTATTGTTTTCACACCTTTGCTCTGAACTGATAACGCTTCTTTTTTCTGCATTGCGCTGACTAATGCATCATAAGACAATTTGACCATTTTCAAAACACCGCCTAAATAATTGTATGTTTCCGATGTCACATCGGTTTGTTTCATTTGCTTTTCCAAATTGGAAATCATATCTTCCATCGCTTGAAGTGATGAAGGATCAACCGATTCTTTTTCGGCTTTTGCTTTTTCTTTTTTTGCTTTTGTAGATTCCTGATCTAATTTAATTGACTTCTTTTGATTTTCAATTGCAAACTTTGATAAAACATCATTAACACCTTTTAATTCTGCCAATTGCTTTTCAACATTTACTAAACTGCTTTTACTTCGTGTTAAACGCATCATTGCGCTTGTTTCAAGATCATAAGTTCCTGCAACCGTTCCACCACCTGTTGTTTGTGTTTGCACTTTTCTTGCATTCGCAACATCTTGTTCAGCGGTTTTTACTTTCTTCAATAAATCCAACCTTTCCAATTCAAAATCAATGATTTTGCTTTGGTTTTCGGTTATTTTTTCAACTGCCGCATTCGCTTTTGCTCTGCTCAAAATCGCCTGTGTCAATTCATTTTCAGCATCTTTTGTTTGCCCTGCCAAAATCTTTTCCTGCTCTAAATTACCAAAATAGGCAGGGTAAGTGCTTTGTAATTCCTTAACTGCAATTACTCGTTCCTTATATGACAAATTTTGATCTTTTGCAATTTCCAACAATGATTTAACTTTCAATTGTTCTTCAACTGCATTTTTTTGTCCTTCTTTGTTAATTTCATTTAATTGCCTTTGTGATTCGCCAATAACATCAATTGCTTTTCCGCCTTTCATTAGATTGGATGCCCATTCTGCAATGTCTTTGCCATAAACTGTCAACAATGTAACACCAACCGACAATGCCGTTCCAAAACTAAAAACCGCACCTGCTAATTGACTGAACAATGATTTTGTTGGTTGACCTTGTTTTTGTAATTCTTTGTTTTGCGCAATCACTTGTTGCATTGAATCAAAAAATATTGGTAAATTGTTGGAAATCGCCATAAATCCAGTTTGCACACTATTGGCAAATGCAGGCATTTCACGTGTCAATTGATTGATTGAATTATTCAATGGATTGAATGCGCTTGAATAATTACCGACATTACGTTGGTATTTTCCCATTGATGCATCAACTGCCTTCAATGCCGTGTCAAACTTTTGGATTCGTGCCTGTAAATATGCAAATTGCTTTTCTTCACCTTTTGTCAACGTTCCATTCAATTCTTTGCGAATTGCCAAATCACGGTATGCATTGGTCATTGAATTCAATCCGTTTTGGATTCGTTGGTATGCACCTTCTGCCGTTTTCAATTTGGCTTGTTCACGTGCCAATTGCTTTTCGTATTTGTCAAATGCCTTTTCGCGATCCTGCGACAATTTGATTTCAGCCAAACGTGTTTTTTCAGCATTGCGCACATTTGCATCCGCTGACTTTTGTAATTGCGCTTGTAATTTTACAACCGTTGCTTCCAATTCTTTGTATTTTTGTGACAAATCATTGGTTGCGCTATCTACACCACTCGGTGTTGAAATGGTTTTGAATTTCGCATTGATTTTGTCAACAGTTGAAACCGTTTCAATCAATTTGGCATTCAATTTTTCCAAATCAGCCAATGCCGTTGGACTTAATACTTCAATAAATTCAGCCATTATTTTTTTGTTTGTTTAAATCTGAAATTCGTTTTGCTTCCTTTTCCAATGCCACATAAACCGCTAATGTCATTGATTCCTTCAACAATGAATTGTTTGGCAATGCAGTTGATAAATTTACAATGGCATCAAAATAATCATAATTTTTTGCCTGTGATTTGCGGATCATTTCTTCAAATTCAGCATTTGCAAATTGCAAATCAGTCACCAACATTCCCAAATCAACATTCAAAACACGGATCACTTCATCACTAAATGCATTATTTTCATCAATTTCAATACCACATCCATCTTTTAATGCCTTCAACAAATCATTGTGCATTTTTCGTGTTTTTGGATAATAATGCAACAAATATAGAATTTGTTTGATCACATTGATTTTGTATTCCAATTGCAAAATTTCTTTGTTTAATTCCAAATACCGCTTTGCTTCTTTATTTTCCGATTTGGTGAAAAAATCATCATAAATCGACATAAACAATTTTTTCAATTCGGATGTTTTATTTTCCTTCGGCTTTGGCTTCAACAACTGGTAATCTTCTGACTTCAAAATATCAAAAAACACCTTTGCAGGAATATTGTCAATACTATTGTATTTTGGCATATTTCTTAATGTTGTAAATCAATGCAATTGAATAAATTTCTTTTTGTCTTTTGTCAAAATATTCCTGTGAAATTCCCATAATATCCAAACCATATTTCGCAATCAATAAATTGCGCTTTTCATCCTTTGCATCAAAAATATATGCGCCTTTGTAATATGGTGTGACAAACATTGAATTGAAAAATCTACGTGTCAACAATAAATCGACATTACCAAATCCTGCTAATGGATTGACCTGATTTTTAAAATCCGCATAATTTTGCCCTTCATCACTTAAAGAATATCGACCAATTTTGTTTCCATCAGGTTTTTCACCACGCAAAAACTCATTGTGTTTTTCTTCTTTTAGGTTTTTTTGATCGGACAATATTATTTCCTTCATCTGATCCTGCAACCACGCTTGATTCATCACTGTTTTCAATCGTTTCTGATATTCCTTCGCTGATATTGGCATCTTTAAATGGATTTTCAATTTTATTATTCAATTCACCACAATTCAAACATCCTGTTGAATTTTTTAATGGTTTTTGCAAAAATGCATCAATCAACTTTTCATTGCGTTGGTTTGTGTGTTTGATAATGAATTGTTTTTTGTCATCATTTGACAATGATGCATACTTTTCAGCATCAATCCCGTTCAAAATAACATTAAATAATTTTATCATAATTTAGAAAATTTAATTACAAAGGTAAATAAAAAAACACTATAAATTAAAAAAAGCCATCCGACAATGCGAATGGCTTTTTCACCAACTTTAAAAACTATAAATTATGAAAACTTGTGCAAGTTACATAAATTATTTTTAACTTGCAATCATTATTGGTGTTGCACCGCGATAAAATTTATCGCCAACTTTCACACAAGGTAATCCTTCATCACCATCAAACAATTCAGCAACAATTTCATCACCTGCACCAAAATTATAATCAACAAGAATTTCATATTGTTTTGTTGTTGTATTATAACTAAATCCATCAATTGGTTGTTCCGTTCCTTCAACTGTAATTTTGAAATTACTTGATGTAAAGAATGAAAAATTGAATTGCTCATTGTGTAACCAAACTGCATTAACAAATAATGTGTTTGTTGTTGCATCTGCCGTTCCTGTCAATTTCACATCGGTGATTCCATTGATTTCAGTATTTGGATTGAAATCCAAACCACTCAACAAAGTAACGTATTGGTTATATTCCTGTGGGTTTGTCACTTGGAATTTCAAAACTGAACTTGCTGAATTTGTACCATTATTTTCAGAATAACCACCTGTGTTTAACATACCAATTGTCATTCCTTTGATGTTTGATCCATCAACTGATTCCGCACATTTGATTACACCACTTTCGTAAACAATCAATGCATCATATTCGTTGTACGAATTGTATGAATAACGTGCTTTGTGACCTGCCAAACCATTCTTGAATGTGAATGTGAATGTTGGTTTTCCTTGTCTAACAACTGACATCAAACCACTTTGTGATTCTTCGGTTGTTGGATCAGGTGTTTCAGAAACCGCATCAAAACATCCCACCATTGGAATGAATAGACCGGATTGGATTTGCATTTGAACATAAGTTTTGTCAAATGTTCCACTTGTTTTTGATAATGACCAACCTTTTGGTGTCAAAATCAAACCACTTGGTAACCCTTCAATTGTTTGGCAGGATTCCATTCCTGTTCCCAAACGATCGGTTGTACAATTTGTACCTGTTAATATTGCCATTTTTTTATTATTTTAAAAATTTATATTATTTAAACAACTTTCATCAATTTGTCCGCCTGATTGACTTCCTGATTTTATTTTGACAATTTTCACATCAAAATCCATTACAATTGCATTGCAAATGTATGTCAGGGATTTGTCAACTTCTTGCAAACTGAATTTTGTCACACGTGATGTGTTCACGTTTGCCATATTTAGCATTGCAATTCCGCTTTGTTTTATTGCATCAATAACTTTGTCCGCAATTGGTTGCAAAATCTCTTTGAAATCGTATTGATATTGGTATGGATTGAATTCTGCAGGAACTTGCGCAATTGAAATTACATTGATTCTTGCATTTCTGAAAACACTATTTTCACGTAAATTGTGAATGTCAGGTGTATTTTCAACCCAAATTAACGGAAATGCGTTTGTCTTTGCGATTTTTAAATAAGCAAACAAATCATCTTTATTTCCCCAATTATATTTTACAGGAAATTCATTTCCTTTTGCATCAACAATTGGCGGTATTTGATCAACCAATCTGCCAAATTCCGTTTCAAAAACAATCATAAACCAAACGAATTAAATGGTTTGTAAATCTGAAATTTATTCAAATCAATATTTTCGAAATCCGCACGTTTGTCGTATAAATAACCATACAATGATGGCTCGGTTTCGCTTTGTCGACTTCCAGCCCAATCAATGAAATCATCATAAACAATTGGATGATAAAGGAAATCGCCTTGATACATTTCGACAAACTTAACTGACAAATTTGCAATTTCAAATTGCGGACTCATAAACACACCATTTTGTGGTTGCGCTTCAACAACTCCAATGCCTTGCAAATTTTGTGCATTCAAAAATAAAAATTCCATTTTCACGGCATAAGCCAACAATGAAAATTCCCATTGTAAACCATTCCACAATTTGCCATCATATTCTTCACCTTCAACTAATTTTTTCCATTTTTCGTTTTCCGGCTCATCAATATCAGGCAAAACGCTGATCAATTCATTGTATGCGCTTAATCCCAATGCATTCAACAAAACATTTTTCTCAACCTTTGTGATCAAATTTGTAATTGCATCCGACACATTTGGCGGTGTTGCCGATGTGTTTGCAACAGGAAAATCAGTTGCAATTGGAATGTACAAATTATTTGCTTGTTTAAAATGTTCTATTGTAATGATTGACATTATTCCTGTGTTTTTGGTTTGCGCTTTCTTTTTGGTTTTTCTTCAACTTCAACTGATGCAGTTTCAACAACTGGCATTTGGTTTGGCAATTCAGCCATTCCATTTTTAATCAACCTTGAAGCATGTGTTGATTCAAGGTTGATTATTGTGCCTTTTGCTTTACTGCCAATGTCTTGCAATAAAACTACAACCATAATTATGCAGTTGCTAAATCAGTTAATGCAGTATCAATATTGTCAACCAAAACAAATGCGCCTTGCTCATTACTTGAAACGTACAATGCAATTGCCTGTTCCGCCAATATAGTGCGTAAATTTTTGATGAAATCATTACCATCCAAATTGATTGACAATTGGATGTCACTGTTGTATACATAATTTGCTTTTGTGAAATCACCAACTAACAATTCATTGTCAGTAAATTCATTTGATGCAATTACACGTACACTTGCAACAACTCTATTGTCTAATGAAGAAAATGGAGGCAATACATAATGACCATCAGTTGCTTTTTTCAAATCCATATCCGCCATACGTTTGTGCGATACGATCACATAATTAGGAACGAAATCATCCGCTTCTTTTGAGATCAATGCAACACACACACGGATTAAGTCATTAAGGTTTGGCTCAACTACACTTCCATCAAAATCAGCACCATCATAAGCGGTTGCCCATTCTTTGATTCCTTTGATGTCTGGTGCAGTGCCATCACCACTCAACAATTGCTCTTGTTTTTTCAATTGTAATTTTCTTAACAATTTTGAACGTACTGCATCAACAATATATGAAGGTTGACGTAACATTTTGGTTGATACTTTGATGAAATGCGTTACATTTTGTAATGCAACCGTTCTTTCAACATAATCAACATCACCTTGTGATTTTGTTCCACCTTCTGATGTCATTCCTGCACCGCCTTCACCTTCAACTTCATCAATGTAAGTAATAGTGTCAAGATCAACACGCATTGCATTCATAATTGATTCAGCGAATAAACGATTATCAGCAGTAGCATATAACTCACCAGTTGATTGAGTCATTGCAACAACATTTCCACCTGCACCAGCAGTTACGTTTGTTGTTAATACTGGACCAACCGCTTTGATTGTTACGTTTGCAATGTTCCCTTGTGTTTTTTGGTTTTTGATTGCATCACCTTTTTCAATAAGCACTTGCTCTAATTCAGCAAATGGACTGTTGTTTTCAACAGTTGATTTTTCAGCAATTTGCAATGCTAATTCATCCATTTTTGCAGTCAATCCATTGATTGTTTCCGCATTTGTGATTTGTGATTTGATTGTTTCCATTTCTGATTTTAAGTTTTCTAAATCATTTTTCGAAACGCTTTCGGTTTTTAAGGCATCAATTTTTTCTTCAAAACCTTTGATTAATTCATTTAATTCCATCCTTTTGAAATTTAGATTTTGTTAATTATTTCTTTTAATTGCTCAATTTGATGTGTGACATCAATTGTCGGCACATCCGTTTCAATAGTGTTGTCATCAACGGCTATTGTTTTATTTTCGTTTGTTGGCAATGTTGGTGTAGCATCATTTGATCCCATCACAACCGCACTACCTTCAATTATCTTTGCTTCGGTAACCGCCCAAAAATATCCACGTTCATCAGCCACTTCCTTATTGGCAATGATTGGATAATATTTGTCCCAAACGGCTTTTTCATCAGCATCATAATCCGCCTCCGAATTTATCGCCAATTCTATTTTGACATAACGCATTCCAACTGAATGATTTTTTACCCAACCGTTTGCATATTGTTTCAACATAAATTCATTGCGTTTCTTTTGGATCAATGAATCAAACACCAATGCTTCGGTGTTACCATCATAAGGCAATCCTAATTGATTCCAACTAATTGTCTGAATTGATGCCGTTGCATTATCTGAAATGATTTTGTCAAATTCACGTTGGTGTTCCTGCAAATGCAAAAATCCTTTTCCATTATTATCGGCAATCGATTTGTTCCAAATGCCATTGATGTGAACATCACCGTGCGAATCCAAATAATTGGTTGTGTTGATCACACATTTCACGGCTAAATTATCCATCATTAACATTTCATTGTTTGCAGGATCATCATTCTTTTGTGTTTCTGACTTATATGCTGAATTCGATGTGGTGTAAAAACAAAATGAATCGGCACGTTTGTCCGTTGCACGTTTCATTGAAATCAATGTTTTTTTATTTTCTCGCAATTCTTTAAACAATTCCGCTTGTGTTTCAAAACTGCGATTTGGAAATTCTTTTACTTCAATCATTTCTTTATTGTTTTACCGTTTAAAAACGCTTTCTTTTTATCAGCAATTGATTTCACCAATTCAGGTTTCAATCCTTTTTTATCCTGTAATTTATCAAACTTTTCCTTCATTACAACCCTAATTTTGACCGCAATTTGTTGGAGGTTTCAACCGCTTCCGCCTGTGTCATTGTTCCGTTTTCCATTGCAATTTTAATTGTTTCTTCCATTTTCTTCAACGTGTCAATTTTTTCATTGATCACCGGTTGCATTATATTCATGTGATCAAATGATGCAACCAATCGTTCACCTTTTTCAAACAATCCAAATTGTTGCGAAAATGAATTCATTGTTGAATTTGCCGTTGGAATAATTGAATTTTGCAAATATCTTAATTCGCCTTTTTCTTGGTTTTCAAATGTTGATGATCCTGCACCAAAATAATTCAATACATCTTTGTTCATATCGAATGCCAACAAACATTTCAATGCATCCTGACTGAATTGATCATCCAAACTTAAATTCTTTAAGTTGTTCACCAAATGTTGCACTTCCACATTAGCACGGTTTGTCAAAACCAATGATTTGGATGAAATCACACGTTCAATTGCATTTTTGTCACCTTCCTGCATTTGCGCTTCATTTCCAGTTGAATGATTGCGCCCAATGAATTTTTGTGCCATTTGCAAATTTACGTGCTTTGCTTTCAAGTTTTCTTCAATGTTCTGCAATGGTTTCAATATTCCACGCACACGGCTTGGCGATTGCATAAACGCATTGTTTGTCAAACCATTTCCAAGATCATAAAACGGAATTATTGCATTGATTGGTATTTCAATCAATGTATCATCCAATTTGTATTTTATTTTTCGTTCACCATAAGCATTGAAATCTTTGTTGGTGAATATAAATTTGCTTAACTTATTTGAATTATTGAAATCAATTTCAGCAGGAACAAGGTTGTACAATGCCTTTGGCAATTGATCCGTGTTGAATGCTTTTCGTTGGTATGTGTAATTATTTCCCGATGCGGACATAAACCACATTTGCTGAAAAAAGAAATCCTCTTTTGACTGGAAATAATTTGGTGAATTAAGCAATGCAATGACAGGTGAATTTTCAATTATATCACCATTAGCATTCAAATGCTTTATTTCCATTTGCGAATAAATGTTTGATCGCAATGCAATAATGGTCATCAATACAGGATTTGTCAATGACAATTGTAAATACTTACCATCATCAGCAAAACCATTGGTGTCGATTGTGTACCAAAATTCACCCAATCGATTGCGTTCGGCTTTTATATAGCCAAACCGACCTAATAAAGAATCAAACATAAATACACTTTAATGTGCAAAGTTAATAAAATTATTTATAATAATTACAAATAAGAAAATTTTTGTTTCTTAATGCAAATAATTGGTGCGCCCAAACCAATTGATAACATATTTGGATGCATCCAACAAGTGATCCGCACACAATGGATCAGGCTCATCCAGTTGCACACCTTTTGCCACTCGCCAACAATAATTTTCATATTCATCCAGCAATTCAAATGAATCATCAGTCACAACAATTTTGTATTTCTGCATCAATTCAATTCCTGCAACAACTGATCCACTTCCTTTTTTGGCTTTTATGATATTGTAACCCGCATTGATCAACTTTTGCGCTTCGGATTGATTCAATTCATTTCCTGAATCGCAAATTATTTCTTTTACTTTGCTGATGCCCAATTTGGCAAATTCATCCGACAATGTCGATGCCATTGCATTCAATGGTTTATACAAATGTTGTTTTAAATAGAATGTGCGGTCACCATCAAATTTCATTTCGACCAATCCACAAGGCGCACTCAATCCAAAATCCAAACCAAAATAAGATGAATAGTGAATTTGATTCCATTGGTTTGCAGGTAACCTGATCCAATCTTTATAAATTCGGTTTGGTCGTTCCGCTTTCAATCCTAATCCGTAAACCTGCCACATATAATCATTTGCCGTTCCATTGTGAATGTTATATTCAGTTGGCTCATAAGATAGGATTTTGTTGCGTTGCTCAACTGGACAAAATGGATTGTCTTTGAATGTGGAATGGATCACAATTGCATTGTCCTGTTTTGACAAATCATCAATCCAGTGTTTTGTTTTTGGATTCCAGTCAATGATCACGAATTCCGATGTCCGCATATCGATTTGGTCAAATGTTTCACGGCTGATATTGTACGGCTCATTGAAATGCGCAATGTCACCTTGAAATCCGTGTACACGTGATTCATCATCCCCACCACAAATTTCAACTGTTGATTGATTTGGAAATGTATAAATAGATTCGGTTTTGTTGAATTGCACAAACTGGTGTTTGTCAAATGATGGCAATGCTTTTTTGAAATCCGCCAATACCGTATCTTTTGTGTCCTTCTTTGTTTCTCGCCAAATGGAAATTCGCCTTGGCTTTTCCCACGCTTTCAAATAATGGCATTGGATAATTGAATGCGTTTTTGATGATCGTGATGATCCTGTGTTTATGATATATCGGTATTTCCGTGTGCCATCACTATTTTTCGCATTGATTGAATTCCAAATTTTTTCAAATACTATTGTCGCCTTCATTTGGTTTTACAATTTCAACCATTATTGATGTGTTGATGTCTTTGCCATCGGTTGTGATGTCAGTGCGTTCAGTTAGGTTGTTTAATCGTTGCGTTATTGATGGATTGTAAATTCCTGCCATACCGCCTTCAATCTGATCTTGGTCAATTTCTTCCCTTATGTGTTTGCAGATTGCAATATAATCCGTATACAAATTATCCTGATTGTCAAAATATTGTCGCACACAACAAATGTTTCTACGGCAAAAGTTGAAAAACCCTTTGTCGGTCAATGGTCTTTCTTTCTCAATAAACACTTCATTTGCCAAACTTCCTTTGAAATCGTGAATGCGGATTGGATTGCTTTTTGTTTCCTTTTTGTATTCCAAAAACAAATCCCACATTTGATCAGGTGATTTTATGTATTTATGTTTTCCCATTAGTTAAGATTAAAAAGTTTTCGTTTATTAAGATGTTCAATGCATTGTTTAAAAATTAGCACATCAAACACAATTGAATAATCATATCCATTGATTAAAATGAACATTGTTTCTTCATTGTATATGTAGCAACCATTAACATCATTTATGTCAAAATAGAAATCACGTGTTTCAATTTCGGATTCGGTTTCGACATATATTTTTGCCTTGATCATAAATGCAAAGGTATAAAATATTTAAACGATTCCGATAAAATTATCATAAGGATCAAATTCAAATGAAATGAATTCGTCATTGTCTAAATACCGAAATGTGTAAATTGTTCCGTGCATCAATTGTTTATTGATCCACACGGCAGGTTTTTGCCGTTGCAATGCAATACCACTCAACCGCATTGGTCTGCCTTTCTTTGATAATTGCGTTTCAAAATTTAGGTTTAATTTAAAATTCGCAATTGTAATCTGTCCACACTGTTGCATCGATTCCAAGTTTTTTAAGTTGTTCAATTCGTAATTTTTGTAATTCAGACAATTTGCCTGTTGGTGTTTTTACTTCCACAAATTTACATTCATTGCCTTTCACGGCTAACAAATCAGGGATTCCGTTTTTATTTGTTTTGATTAGTTTGATAACAAAATAACCTTCGGCTTCCAGCTTTTTTATGATTTTTGATTGAATCCTGTTTTCCATAATCACGTTTAAATATTTGTATTGTATAATCTTTTTTTTGTTGCACGGCTCTATAAATTTTATCTTCAATTCCACCAGTTGTAAAGATAAAAAAAACATCATTTTCTGAACGTGACATTGTTGTTAATCGATCACGTGATTGCCAATATAAACGACTGGAAAAATCGATGTTGTAGTAAACTAAATATTTTGCATTTTTCAAACTTATACCTTCAGATCCGCTTACAATTTGCAATGCAATTGATTTGTTGGTTGTGTCAAATTCGTTCAAATCGTTTGTTAATTGATCACCAAAAATGTGTTTCAATGCATTGTATTCTTCAACAAATTTATAAAATATACCAATTTTTGATGTCGCAAATTGCGACCTGATAAACATTGCCTTTGAATAGTCAATGACCTTTGATGATCCATCCTCAAATTTGCACGTTCCGGAATAAATTTGATGCAATTTTTGTTGCAGTTTTACGGATGTGTCTGCAAGGATTAGTTGACCTTGTTTGTTTTGAACAACCAAATCCGATTTTAGTTTTTCGGCAATTCGGTGTGTTATTGGATCGGCATCACAATATAAAATGTTTTCAGTTACGTTTGTCACAAATCCTGCTTCAAGTTGTGTAAAGGTGTGAATGTAATATCTAATCAAATGCCAAAACGCTTTTTTATCAGCATTGGAATAATCTTTAACCTGTGCATAACCTAAATGTTTGATTTTGATGTCAACATATTTATTTGCCCAATCGTAAAAATTTTTGAAATCCTTAAATGGTGAATGATTTGAAACCCAAAATTGATGAAACCATTGCGAATGCGATTCAGGTGTTGGTGTCCCTGATAAAAAAATCATTGGCAAATTACCGTACTTTTGTTTGAATAGTTTTGCGGATGCATTTGGCTTTGGGTATGCGCCAAACCTGTGGTGTTCATCGTGAATGACTAAATCAAAATCGGTGTTTGTAATTTTGTGCATTGATTCATCATTGATGATTGTTAATTGAAATGTAAAATTGCAATTGTTGTAATCATTTTGGATTGAATTGATTGCTTTCTTTTTAGTTAGGAACAAAACATTTTTCGCACCATAATTTTCAGCGGTTTGCAATGCGGTCAATGTTTTGCCTGTTCTGACTTCCATTGCAAGGTAGACAATCATTTTCCGTTGTAGCGTTTCACACGCATCGGCTGATATTTTAATTTGATAATCACGTAAATTCATAAGTTACCAATTAAAAAATGAAATCATCATCATTTTGTTCAACATTTTGCACATTCTTTTCAAAGATACCAAACCATTTCAATCCGTTTGAATTTCCTTGCTCAAATCGATAATCCATAAAACTTGCATACTTCTGAATCCAAATATTAAATCTATTTCGTTTCAACCATTTATCATAATCCTTGTTATCATTGATAAATGCATTGAAATAAACCGATTTATCATTTCGCATATTGATTGGGAAATTTTCCGCATCAATGATCCATTCGTAAAAATCCATATTTGTTTCTGCAATGAATTTTCGTAATTTGATATTTTTTGCGTTTTGTTTCATCAATCCTGATTTCAAAAACATTTGTAGGCAATTGACCATATAATTGTCAAAACGCTGGAATTCTTCCAAATCCCATTCATCAAACAACTGTTTTCCAAATTCTTCATCAGGTGTTAAATCTTTGCCGTAATATTGTGCAATTTCAATTTCGTGCCTTCTTCTATTGTGTGAATTTCCTTCACCTTTTATTGCGTAATTAGTTGACATTACAATTTTTGGTGATTCGTGAACATTCAATTTTACTGCATCTTTATTTTTGCGTTCCAATGTCAAACCTTCCGACACAATTGAAAATTTATCCTCAAAATCAAAATTCTTTTTTACATCATCAAACACAAGGATTTTTGTGTCCAATGAAACGGTTTGGTATGCGAATGATTTTTTTGAATCAAATTGTTTGCCATCAATGATTGATGTATTTCTGATATGGCTCAATCCTTGCACAAATAATCCTTTTCCTGTTCCGCCTTCGGGATTGTCTGAAATGATTTCATCATTTAAAATTACGGCTTTAACATTGGATCGGTTTTTATAGGTTGACAATAAATAACCAATGGTGCATTCAATTGGGAATGGATTTTGTGCGGAAATGTTATAAATAAACTTTTGATAATCATTTGTGAAATCATCACAAAACACAAAGTTACGATTCAAGATATTTGATTCCCAAACATAACCATCAACATCAATGTAATCAATCAATTTTATTTCTTTATCGGTGATTTCTAAAATACCATTTTGAAATGCTAAAAATGATTTTTTTCGTTCATCTTTTAGCATCATCAAATCAATGGATTCCAACATCAACAAATAAGTTTCAGAAAATAGCATTTGATAATTGGCGCAATAATTCCAAACATCAAATTCTTTTCGTTCAATTAAATAATCCAGTACGAAATCCTTAATCTTTGAAACGGATGTCAATCTAACTTTGTTTGATTGGATGTATACAAATTGTGGTTTATCGGATTCGTTTGGGAAATGCTTTTTAAATCCATTGCGTTCCAAAAATAATTTGTATTTGAATGGATTGATTGATATTTTGTTTTTATCGTTTAAAAACCAAAAGTCGTCGTGTTCTTGCGCTTCCTTTAATTCGTCGTATGTATCCTCCGAAATACCGTATTTTTTTATTACTTCCTTTTTACCTTTTTTTAGATCGGATTTAATT